AACTTAAAGTCTCCTATAGAATAATTTCTTGTATCTTCCATAGTTTATAAAATTCTCTTTAATTGGTTAGCGAATTTAACGGAATATTCACTCTTCAAGATATAAATGCTTTTGTTACTTTCGTTTATTTCTTGTTCATAATTGTAATATGTTACAGGAGACCAATATTCTGTTTGTGTGCTTGGAATATTATTTGCAAGAGCAGTTACCGCTGAAAATGTAGTATTTGTTGAACTTTCAGTTCCGTAAAGAAAACAAGTCCCAGTAATTGTAGATACAGCGGTATTTGTTATGTGTTGAAGAGTTACGTAAGTTGAATTTGAAAAACAAACTTGACCACTACCTATTTGTGTTCCGTTATAATTAATATTAACTAGTTCATCAAAAATAAATGGAGAACCATTTGTTACTGTAAAACCAACAATTTGATTTGTTGTAATAGACCAATCAACCTGTCTTCTAACATAATTCAGCGGTATTGTACCGTAAACATTATTACCGTAATTTGGTTGATAAAATGCTTGAACATCAGCAGATAGAGAAGAAAATGTAGATGATGATATAGAATTTACATCTGAATACCAATTATTTCTAAAAAACTTTATCTTTGATACTGCTTTTTGATATGAACCATATTTCTGAGAAACGAAAGCATTAAAGGTATCTTGATCCATATACCAACCATAATATGGATCAACAACATTGTTAACCATATAAAGTATCCATGACATATAAGGATCATTATAATATTTACTAGATATCAAATCTGGTCTTTCACCAGATTGAACATCGTATTGATAATAAAGATTAGGATTAGCGTATTGTTGATTGATCAATACGGCTCTCTCTAAAATATTTACAGCATTTCTATTAGCGTAAACAGTAGTTGGAAATTTATCAAAATATCTTTCTGTCATTTTATCATCTTTGAATATCGCTTCTTGTCCAAATAGCTATCTCTGTTAAACCAACAGAAATCTCTAATGCTGCTGGTGCGCTAGTATTTGTATAGAAGGCTGGTTGATTGCCAGGAGCATAATTTACTTTAAAATCTTCAATCACACAAGGTTTAAAATCATAAAGATAAAAAGATGTTGGATCATTTGCATATAATGATATATTTACAATACTTGGATAACTGAATACTGAACCATAATTTAATGATGGTAACATATTACTCTGAAATGTTGCAATTATTTTATTTATTGCGTCAGATTCTTGTTTGTTATTTGGAACTAATTTCCACGAAAAACTATGTTTTTTAAATCTTGGTGTTTCGAATATGTATTAGCTGCTCCCCCAAAAAAAGTTCCTACTCCACTAATAGCTTGTCGTGCTGAACTTGGTAATTTTTTAATTATATTATTTGCTGATGCAGCTACTCCTGCCGCAGCTACCATTTCAGTTGCATTGTTATTTGTAGCATATGCAGCAGCACCTACAGCAGCGCCCAATTTATCTTGTTGATAATGGACAGCAGTATCATTTATTAATTGAGAAGGAATAGGTAATCTTATCGAAGCATTAATTACTGTGATGGGTTTTTGATTTAAGCCGGGTGCCTTATAATCCGAAAAATAGAAATTCATATAATAATTTCTATTAGTTAAACCAAATGGAAATTCCAATGGTGTCGGTGGATTGTAAGCAGGATTATTTAATTTTAATAAATCTACTACAGAACCTACTATAGTACCATTAACAGTAACACCACCACTTTCTTGACCTTCAACTGCCATTTATTACCTCGTTGTATAAATACTTTCATTATATTTATATTGAGAATTTAAAGTGGCAACTTATAAAGGAAACTATAAACCAACAAATCCACAAAAATATAGAGGTGATCCATCAAAGATTGTCTATAGATCAAGTTGGGAATTAAAATTGATGCATAAACTTGACAATCATCCTGATGTTATTTGGTGGAAAAGTGAAGAACTAGCTATACCTTATAGATCACCAATAGATGGTAAAATTCATAGATATTTCCCTGATTTCATAGTGCATCTTAAAAATAAACTTGGTGTTTTCGAAACTATAATGATAGAAGTCAAACCAAAAAAACAAACACAAGAACCTAAGAAACAAGAAAAAGTTACAAAGAAATATCTTCAAGAAGTATTTACATGGGGTGTAAATAGTGCTAAATGGAAATGTGCAGAGGAATATTGTAATGATCGTGGATGGAAATTCTGTCTGTTTACCGAAAAAGAACTGGGGATAAAGTTTTGACCGCTTATATTTTTCAACAAATAGCTAAAAAAGGTAAGGCCGAAGGTATCGATGACCTCAAGCGTCAAAGAGACGCCAGAAAATGGTACAGAGAATCTGCCGAAAAAGTTAAAACTGTCAACAAAAATAGAATGATGACAGATAAAGAAAACTTGGTTGACAAAATACTTCTAAAAGACATTGGAAGAATGTATATGTTCTTCTATGATCCTAAACATAAAGAAGAATTACCATACTATGATACATTTCCTTTAATTTTTCCAATTGAATTCAAACCAGATGGATTTCTTGGTATCAATCTACATTATTTGCCTCATATGTTAAGAGCAAAACTTATGGACGCTCTTTATCAAACAGCAAATAATAAAAAGATGGATGATACCACAAAGTTAAAAATTTCTTATAGCATTCTCTCTACTGCATCTAAATATAAGTACTTCAAGCCTTGTTTGAAACATTATTTGTGGGATCATGTAAGAAGTAGATATCTCAACGTTCAACCTCATATGTGGGACGTTGCTTTGATGCTTCCTCTTGAAAGATTCAAGAAGGCAACTAAACAGAGAGTTTGGAAAGAATCACAAGAAATGGTTAATAAGTAAATGGCTGAAAATTTACCCGGAGTTGGTTTTGATATTTCTAATTTTTCTAGAAATATATCACAATATGGTACAGCTCAAACAAATAAATTTATTATACAAATTCCACCTCCAAGTATATTGAGCACAAATATAAGTGATTTGATTAGCTATAGAGCAGATTCTGTTCATATTCCTGGCGTAAGTTTTGAGACTCAACAGACACATAGATATGGTATTGGACCTTCACAAAAATATCCTACTAATGTAAACTTCAATGAAGTATCTATATCTTTTATTGAAGATGGCCAAAGTACAATTTGGAAATTTCTCAATTCATGGATTAATGGAATATTTCAGTTTGCTAATCCTGTAAGTCCTGGTGCATTACCTTCTTATAACTTACAATATAAAGATAGTTATTCAACAGATATAACCGTAAATCTTTATAATAATGAAGGTAAAAATATTACTTCAGTTACTATGACAAAAGCATTTCCATTAAATTTAAATGATGTTACTCTTAGTTGGTCTGATAATAGTAATTTACTAAAAGTTAATGCCAGCTTTGCATTTACAGAATGGTATGAATATACAGCGATAACTCGTAGAACGATAACACCACCAACAACAGGACAACCATTACAAATAAATCCTGAAAGAACTATAGTTCCATCACCTATAGTTCCATCACCGTTTACATCTTAATTTATAATATTTTGGAGTAGATTATGTTACCTAAGATTTCACATCCTACCTTTGAATTTACAATTCCTTCTACAAAAAAGAAGTTTATTTTCAGACCATTTCTTGTAAAAGAAGAAAAAATTCTATTAATGGCTAAATCTTCTCAAGAACCAGGAGATATTTTTAGAGCAATCAAGCAAATCATCAATAATTGTTGTGAAAATGATAATTTTGATGTAGATAAAGTGTCAATTTTTGATTTGGAATATCTTTTTCTTCAAATCAGAGCAGTTTCTGTAAATAATTTAATAAAAGTGTCTTATAGAGACAACGAAGATGAAAAAATTTATGATTTTGAAGTAGATATTTCTAAAATTGAAGTAAAATTCCCTGAAAAAGTCGAAAAAAAGATAGAAATTAACAAAAATACGGGAATCTTGATGAAATATCCCCCTGCATCTTTGTTTGATGATAAAGATGTGTTCAAAAACAGAGACGATTCTTTTTATGAAATGATTTTAAAATGTATTGATAAGATTTATGATGGTGAAGAAATCTATGAACCATTAAATTATAGTAAAAAAGAGATCGAAGAATTCTTAGATAGTTGTGGAATTAAGGTTTTTGAGAAAATTCAAAACTTTATGAGTAATATGCCTAAACTATATTACAAAATCGAATATAAAAACTCTTTTGGAAATGATAGAATCATTGAAATGAGTAGTCTAAACGATTTTTTTACCTTGGACTGAGCCATAATACATTAGAAAATTATTATGTGTCTCAGTTTGCACTAATCCAACATCATAAATACTCGATATCCGAATTGGAAAACCTCATTCCCTTTGAACGTGATTTATATGTTGAGCTTCTTTTGAGTTATTTAAGGGACCTAGAAGAACAAAGGAAACGTGCAAATGGCTAAATTTAATGTCCCTGATCCAAATGATGATGAAGCACCAGTAAAACCTTCAATGGATGAAATCAGAGCAATGAATGATTTACCGCCAGTGCCTAAGCCTGTTACGGTAAATCCCAATGCTTCATCTTCTGTTCCACAACAACCAATACCTGTTATGGCAATTGGTCAAAACCAACCATCAATGGGTTCTGCTATGATGTCACAACAGACTGTTCAAACACAGTCTATGGCAGCAACAGCACAAGCTCAAGCAAGTGTTGGGTTAGCTCAAACTAGTATCGATCAACAAGTTGTCAATGAACAGATTAAGAAAGAAGAAGAGCACTGGATGAAGGCATATTGGCGTCCTGCAATGGGATGGCTGTATATGTGCATATGTTTTTGTGATTTCATCTTCTTTCCTCTTTTGACAATGTTTCTTCCTGTAATCGAAAAAGGTTTCGGAGTAAATATAAATTATACTCCATGGCAAAGTTTGTCATTATCAAATGGTGGTTTGATGCATCTTGCTTTCGGTGCTATTCTTGGTGTTTCTGCCTGGACACGTGGACAGGAAAAGATAGCAAAGATTTAAAATGGCTAAACCCCCAGTCGAAAAAAAGAAAAAATTACCAAAAAGAATACAAATCTTTGAATCTTCAAAAGAAGCTAAGGAAGCTGGTGGAGGATTTTATAAAGATAAAAAAGGAAACATTCAAAAGCTTGCTTTGAATGAGAGTGGTATTTTTCAGAGTGAATTCTTAACTAAAGAAGATAAAATTTTAGTTGAACAAGTATCAAAAACATCTAGACAATTCTTAAGTTCAGATTCTTCTACTCTTCATAAGGTTCTTCCAGCATTTATCAATAAAATTGAAAGAATGAATGCTGAAAATGAAACAAAAAGAAGATTAAATGAAATTGAATTAAACAATTTAAGAAATTCATTTAATAATCTTGGTAAAAATTTAGATAAGTCTTTTAAAATTTTATCTAAGAAAAATACTTACGAAGAACAAAAAATACAATTACTGGAAAATATTCTTGAAAAAATAAAACAAGGTGGTGGAACTGGTTCACCAGATTTTCCTGATATTAATTTTCCAGATAGAAAAAAACCACCTCCTGGTGAAAAGACACCTCCTGGTGAAAAGACACCTCCTGGTGAAAAGACACCTCCTGGTGGAAAGACACCAAACCCAAAAGGTGAACCACGGGTTCCTAAAGCAAAAATAAAAGAAACAGTTGCAAAAAGAGTTGGGTCAGCTTTAGGTAAAGTTGCTGCCGAAGAAGTTCCTCTTCTTAGTATATTAGTAGGTGCTGGTGCTGCAATATGGAGAGTTGTAGAAGGTGATTACCTAGGAAGTACTATAGAAATTGCAAGTGCTATATCATCTAATTTCCCAGGTCTAGGAACTGCTGCGACTGCTGTTGCACAAACTGGTCTTATTGCTAGAGATATCTATGCTGATCTCTATGGTGTTTTCCCAGAAAAAGACCCAAATGCTGGTGAAAGACTTTCTGAAATAACAGAAGAAGTAACTAATTTTATTAAAGAAAAAATTCCTGGATTTTCTAAGGTAGAACCACAACCTAAAACTCCTGATGCTACAAGAGAACAACAACCTCCAAAGCCACCACCTCCAAAAGTAAATCCATATGGTGACATACCTTCTCCCGATTCAGAACAAGTAGAAGGTATAACTACAAAAGATCAAGCACTATCATTCATTTATTCTTATACAAATGATAAAAATGTAATAGACAAATGGATGAAAGATTGGGAAAAAAGCGACAACAATCCAGAAACAAAATCTGCTAATCAAAAACTGGATGAATTGGAAGCTAAAACAGCAATATATGCCGCATCTTCAAAATATGGAGTTAGTATAGCATCAGACATTTATTCTGATGCTGAAAATTGGACTAAAAAACGTCTAGCTTCTAACAGAAAACAAGGTGGTGATTGGACTTTTTATAAAGCTGATACATTACCTATGATAATTGCAGCAAGAGTAGAGGCTTTACAGAGAGGGTTATTAAAAAAGTTTAATGATTCTTCTGAAGTAACACATGTTGCCTATCATAATGGTATTTTATCAGAGTTATCAATAGATAACAAAGAAGTAGATTTAACTACAAATACATTTAAATCACGAGCTAACCCACAAATAAATCAACAAGTTAAACCAGAAGAAAAGTCACAAACACCAATAGTTCCTCCTGTTACTACACAACCACAAGGTTCTCAAACTACTACTTCAAATAATGCAAAACCTGTATCACAACCAAGAGTATTAGTTACAACACCTAGTGGTTTACCGGCAGTATCTGAAGCAACAGCAAATAGATTAAGTAGTTTTACACCATCACAAGCAGGAGCAGTAAGTCCTGTAGGGGCAGTATCTGAAACAACAGGAAATAGATTAAGTAGTTTTACACCATCACAAGCAGGAGCAGTAAGTCCTGTAGGGAATGTTTCAGTTGGTAAACAAGAACAAGGTGATGCTAATAGAGTAATAAGTTATTTTGAAAATAATGGTTGGACTCATGAGCAGGCTGCTGGTATTGCTGCAAATATTAGTGCTGAAAGTAGTTTCAAAACTAATGCAACTGGTGATAATGGACAAGCATATGGCCTTGCTC